TTGGAGCTGCTAAATATCCATTAGTTGGTGAGCTTAATTTATTGTAAATTTCATTATTAAATAAAACCACAATACCATCTGGTATTCCAAATGGTTCAAAATAAATTATTATAGCTCCTACATCCGATGCAGTACTTCCCATATCTACAGACAAAGTATAATATCCTTGACTACCACTAGCGGATATATTACTACCACAAGCTACTCCACATTGGCAATTTGAAGCCAATCCTAGTAAACCACTGGTTTGTTGTCTATATATAGTGGTGCTTTCTGAGGGAGCTTGATACCATCCATCTGGAGCTTTTGTACTTAAAGAAGAGTCAGACCATACCGCTGTAGCGCTAGAAAAAAGTGTTGTATCTAAGTAATATGTAGTGTCTGTTAATGCCATATTTTTAACAAGTTAATAAATTAATTACCCTTCCTGTTCCGTCAACAAAAATTACTGATGTAGAACTTAATGAGTAGTATCCTCCTGGTAAAACGCTAGTTCCTAAGTTGTCTGAATATACAAAATTATTTACAATTGGAGTAGCTCCCGATCCATTTAAGTAATAGGTTTCTGTTTGCCCTAAGCCACAAGCTCCAGATCTAGTTGTTGAAAGTACTGATGAATTATAACTTGAATAAGTACATCCCGTACAACAAACCTCCACCTCACTGACATCACTATAACATAAAGGAATAGCTGAACCACATGCATTACACGTTTCTGATGTTTGAAGCAATCCTCCTACTTGTTCCCTAACTTGATTAACTGATTGATAAAATTCATTAGTTGCTTTAGTGGATAAAGCTGAGTCTGTAAAAATAGCGGTCGCAGTTTGAAATGCAACAGTATCTATAAAATATGTATTACTAGGACCTGAGCAACATGCTATATCTTTTGATGTCCCATGTCGTAACGATACTGACGTAGGCTCTTTATAATCCCATATTAAATATAAATAAGGTAAGTTAGTGACATTTTGATAAGTAAACGACACTTCATATAATCCTGTACTTGGATTAACTATCGGAACTACTGTTGTAGCAATAGCATCTAGTGTATTATAATCTGTACTCGCATAAAGCACATTAGAAATGTGATATTTAAATTTATCTACATTAACATCAAACACAATTGTATCAAAACCTATTTTGTTAGATTGCATATAAAAAGTTGCACCTGAAATAGGAAATAACCCGACCGAAGCTTGTCCTGAAATTACACTATATAAAGAAACTTGTGATGAGCCAAAGCTCATTAATTCACTAGACACAGGACTAGTGCTTGTCGAATCTTTCCAGTAAAATTGATTATGAATAAACTTTCCATTATCAGATGGACTTCCTGCTCCAAACTGTATAATAGTTAATGGGTTGGTGGCTGGACACGATGGTGTAATATCGTAAGATACTGTACCTACTGGAGTTACTGTAACTAAAGCTGATTTAGGTAAAGTTAAATTTTTAGTAAATGTTTCTGTTCCTGTGCCTGTAACTGTACTATTTATAACATCTGAACCATTCCAATTTACTTTTAAATTAGCCGTTCCGCTTCCAATATTGTATATTATTGTAATTAAGCCTTGTGCTTCATTAAAGTTTACTGTATAAGTAGCAGGGATGGAGATGTTTTGTTTTGATAATGTGACCCCACAATTAAATTCTACCAATGGTTGTGGATTATTAACTGAAGTAGACGACAACACATACTCATTCATATAAGGATCAAATCCACCTAGTTTTTGAGTTTTAAAATTATCAATAAATAAATCCCTAAAATAAGACCTCATTCCTACTTGAGAAATTACACTAAGTTGCTCTTTAATTCCAGTCCCTTTTAATTGAATAACTGCGCCTCTCTTTGCGTCAGTAAAAAATTTATCTAAACCATAAGACGTATAACTTTCTGGGTTTAAACTTATACCGTAATCATCGGTTCTAGCTATCTGTTGTCCTAAAACTAAAGGTGAGGATGTAATAGCGCCACCAGCGGCAGCCGTTGATAACAAATCTTTGTCAGTTAATATATAAGATATTTTATCTTCTTGTAAACAAAGTATATCTGTTTCTCTTCCGTCTAAAATCTGTATTTCTCCAAAAGCAACTTCTAAATCTTTAAAGTTAGTTAACCCTAAATTAAATACATTTAATTTATTTATATTAGTTTCTTGATTAAAAACCTCACTATAAGTTAGCCCTGCAAATCTATCCGCTTCTTTAAAGTCTACTTGAGATACAGATGTAACTCTTTGCCCTAATGTAAATGATTGACCTACTAATGAATCCTCTACCTTAAAACTTTCAACTCCATTTCCAAATGCAAAACAATCAAATGAGCCTAATTTTACTATACCCTCTAAAGTAGCTGTTTGCCCTTGGTCACCCACCGAACTACCCGAATCATGGTATTGAATGCCTGCGTCTGTTGAAATGTTATATTTTTGATCGTCTTCATAATATATATCATTATCTATATCGATAGGAATAGTTTCAAACACAACTATTCTGTTAGCAAATTGAACATTAAGCCTAGCGCTTATGTAAGATCTTTTTCCGTTAGCACCTTGTATTCCACTTACTAAAGCTAAATACAGTCTGTTGCTTGAGCTTGGTGGGTTACCATCTGTAGTATAAAATTGATATTGGTTTACACCTTGAATATTAGGTATGGGATTTATACTTGTTCCTACTACTAAAGTATTTGTGTACACATTAGTAGCGTTTGAAGTACCTGATGAAATTCCAGTTGAAAAATCTATTTGCATTCCATTAACAAAGTGCCATAAACTATCATAGTTTTGATTGGACACAAAAGTTTGCTCGTAATTATATATAGCTGATCCAGAGGCTGTTTCTCTCCTATGAAATTCAAAATCAAAGCTCACTATAGTGTTTTGAGTTATAGCTATATTTGTGTAAGTATTTGTACTCCCATCAGTAGTTGTTTCGAAACAAGGTACACTTAATCTTGGGTAAACTCCATTCGTCCCTCTAGCAGTTATATTGCCAGAGTCAAATCCTACCGTATCATCATCCGTGTCAACACTAAAATTAGTTGGCCTTAATTCCATATAGAAACCCGCTAATTCTTTTATAAAAGGATTAATTCCAGCACTTGCGGACGGAGTTAAAAAGTTAGGCGCTTGTGTTCCTGTGCTTAAAACTTCATTTGTAGTGTAACTAGGCGGTGTCCCTGTAGCATCTATTTTTATTCTTAAAATATCTCCGGGCTGAACTTTAGTTTGATTTTGCCCCTCTAACCTAAAGAATACACTATTGTTGGTTAGGTCTTGGTAATAAAAATTACTGTAAATAGTTTCATAAGGCCCTTCAGCTCTTTTAACTACAAACTTATAATAACTAGCCCAAAAAGGAGGTCTTTGTCCTATAGGAATACTTACTGTTATTTGATTTTTTGTTTCTGAAAAACTTGCAGGAACAAATATAGTATTGTTTGGTGAAACTAAAGCTGTAGAGCTTCTAAGATATTCATCCATATAAACAATACCAACCTCGTAATTCCTATTACTGTGTAGACTTTTAGTGTTACTGTTAGTTAAAAAAGTTACATTATTTGCGTTAATTTCATAGTACTCGTATAGGTTAGCCGACACTCCTCCAGCTGCATCAATATCCTCAAACAACATTGCTGGTATTTGAAGGTTAAACGATGTTGCGCTAGTGCTTTCTACAGAAACTATAAATCCCTGATCAGTTCCAGTTATACCACTTTGTTTTTTTGACCAAGTAATATTAGGCGTTGTGTCAGACCTATTAGCATCAACTGCACAATTAAAAGAATCAGTTAGTGAAGTTCCAGATGCGCAATTAGCAACAGATTGGAAATAATCAATACTTGTTCCTATAGTGGATTGAAAAGAAACTGAGTTTACCATTTGACTAACACTTCCAAAATCTTGAGGTAAAGAGTAATTTGTTAATATTTCAGTAGAGGCTTGTTTCCCAATAGTCCCTGTACCTATTCCTCCAGTAAATTGTTTGTGTATAAATTGAATAGAAATTGTTAGTAGCGCCCCTTGTTTTAATTTATCTGCAACAGGGGTTAAGTCTATTGACAAGTTTGTGTTAGGAACTGTTACAGCTGTGGTGGGGTCTATAGTGTAAAGAATACCATTAGTTAAAGTGGTATTAATAGTAGTTGAATTAACACTTTCACTTAATAATGAAGTTGTGTAGGTGAGCAAACAATTAGCTCCTGTATTATCTACTAAATTAAATCCATCAGTATAGTTACCAAATATAAGTCTATTACCCATTATAGTTAGGGCTTTAGCTTTAGTTGGGACATTGTCAAATAACCTTAAGAGTTCACTTTCAGTTAGTGTTGTGTATATTTTACTATTACTAAAAACTTGTGTTTGAGTTGCATTATCTGGCCAACCTAAATCTGTTTTATCAAATTGTTCTATAACATTTAAAATATTATCGCTAGAAAATTTAAAACATAAATCTACCCCTATTACATTAGATGTTCCAGTATTAAAACTCACCTCTACAGCATTGTAGATATTTAACATCCCTGTGTTTAAATTAGTAGCAGCATCTAAACTAAAATTACCTGGTACAAAGGCTATATCAGTGAATTGAGATAAAGCACTGTACTCATTGTCTTTGTATTTATACCTGTATGCAAATGAAATCATTCTACTTTCCATGTAGTTAGCTTCGGTCGCTTGGGTGATTAATTTTAGACCGGGGGCTGAAGAAGGAGGTTTTACAATTAGGTTTATATCTTCATCTGTAATAGCACTATTAGGATAGTTTCTAGTAACGTTTATTTTTCTTGGAGGATTTAAATCATCTGTCCATAAAAGTAAATTCCCAATCTTACTTACTCCTGTTATTAAATATGACGAATCAAATTTTAATATATCAGAGCCAGCTAGTTTATCGCATATTACATGGTAAGTAATTAAAGTGGAGGATGTGTTGAACGATACTACCATATCCGCAGAAACAGAAGTTACAAACCAGTAAATTGTTTCTTTTGAGCCGTCTTCGTATGCTCCTATACATATAGCTCCGTCTAAGTCGTTTCCGTTATATTGTAATGTAGTTAATCTAGTATTTCCTTTAGCATTTTCTACTGACCCTATTTCAGTTGTTTCTGTTGAACCTAATCTTACATTTAAAGCATCAGTATATTCACCCGCTGGAAGAAGTCTTTCGTCCACAGCTTTATTCATTCTGCCTTTTATAAAACTAGTATATGTTATCATTTAAGCCACTTGTCTTGGCCTCTTAGATTCATCAAAAGTCTGCCAGGGTGAATATCACTTAAGCGTATCTTGGCGTTTCTTAAAAGCGCTGATTTATCTTTTCTTGCCCTGTTTACTATATACTCTTGTACTCCAAATTTTGAGTTTAAAATTGAATACTTTATATATGAATATACAAATTCTTCAAACAATTTATTTACAGAAACACTAGCATCATCTCCACCTTCCATACCATCTGAAACATACTCCAACACGCATAATTCTTCAGACATTCCAGAACTAAAGTTTATCACACCTGCTTTATTATTAATTCTAAATGTAGGATTAGAGTTTGCTGTTTCAGTGTTCAGTCCAAATCTTGCACCTATTTGATAATCAAAATACCAACAACCTCCTATATTCCATCCTTCTTTTCCGTTATAAGGGCTATTAGCGTTTAGATATATACTTTTCTTTGCACCGTTAATTCTTTCTTGGTCTACAATAGACCTTTCCGCTTGTAAAATGTTTCCGTTTTGATCGAACAAAACATTAGAATTATTATCTTGTAGGTAACTAGTCGCTGAGTTTATTTGTATGTTTTCTACTAATGGAAATAAATACCCGTTTCTATACACCGATAGCCTCACGTAATTTACGTAATCAGGTGGAAGTATAAATCTTAATGTAGTCGGTACATTTAATTCAAGTGCTTTAATTTCTTTAAAAGCATCATAGTTTAACTCCTGTATAGCTCTCTTAGCGTGAAACAATACTTGATATCTGTTAAGGTTATTCAACAGCTCGTGGTTGCCAACGTACATCAACATAAAATTATTAACTATATCATTTAAATAAACATACTGATAGCTACCCCAATTTTTATTTGTAGGATTTTCTCCTTCATTATTATAATATTGATAACCGTTTAAATATGCCATTTGTTATGATTCTTGTTGTGTTTCGCTATCGTCAGATGTTTTTCCAAAATTATATACAGCTTCTTCTCTTATAGATATACCTGCGTATTCTAATATTTTATTGACCAATCCATACTCATCAGAGACTGGTAATTCAAAATCTACATAAGTTCCAGAGCTTTGGTCAAAAACAGGTTCTCCGTTAGCTAATGTTACGTAGGTCCATTGAGGAGTTCTTGGATATCTTATATATTGTACTTTTATGTCAGCTGCTCCGTTAATTGTAACTGGGTAAATTGTAATTGTGTTTCCAAGTGTCGTTGATGTTGCTCCCCCCAACACATAAGCGGGGAAAGAATTTGTAGGAGCTGTTAGGTTAGAGTTGTTTAAATAAAATATTTTGTTTTGCGTAACTCTTTCCACCTCTCTAATATTTTTACTTGAAAAAATCTGATAAGGTTTTCCTGCGGCTAAATTTAAATCAGTGCTTACCGATAATGTAGTTGCACTATCAATCGCAGTAACAAATGCTTGAGATTTGCTATCTATATTTACCACAATACTCCCAATAGGAACTAAAGAAGATGTGAAGCTCTGAGTGTTGTCTACCAGTTTATTAACTAAATTTAAAGTGTTAGTTCCTGAAGTTAATAATGATGAATAATGGAATACTTTGTTTATTAGATAATAGTCATCAGGTAAGTTGTAATTATTTGAAATTAAAACACGTGTTAAAAAAGCTTCTTCTGAGAAACTATCAATCACTTCAGATAGTCCTTTTGTTAAATCAGCATATCCAGATCCTGACCTTCTAATGTTTTCTTTAACTAATTGGTTGTTGTAAGCATAGAAATAATCTTCGAAAATATCTAATTGTGCTTGTTGCGCAAAAAGATTAAAATCACTAGGTGATATGTATCCATAGTTATTTTTATTGACAATAGCCAAAACAGATTCTCTTACTTCGTTAATCATTGACATAGCGTCCTAAATTATTTACACAAAGATAAGCAAAAAAAAAGAGGTCAATTATTTTGACCTCTCTTTAGATAATTAAGTTATTCGCTAATATT